AATCATCTTTGTTTCGGGGCTATCGATTTTTTCCTTCGATTTTTCTTTATTAGCCTCCACTAAGGTATCCCCGGCGTCCTGTTCTAATATCTCTCTGGTCTTCACTTTATAACCCTCCTCATAACCCTCATCAATGCTAAAATCGATGAGGCGAATAATATATCCACTATGTTTATCTACCCAGGCATCTCCGTCATCACTTAGTGCGCCGATTTCTTTTTTAATAAATTCCAGCCGATTAGCATAATTACTAGGGTCATTTATAAAATGCCCGGCTAAAGTGTATAAAAAGGTGGGCATCAATTTCACACCAGATTCAACACAATAGCGCCAATGAGGGTCTTCTTCCTCTGAATCTATCGCTTCTCTCGTAAATCGAATAGCGAACCGGACTAAATCATTTTGCTTTTTAACAAAATCAGGCTGTCCCATGATAAGAGTAAATAGTTTGGAATAAGGTGAAATAACCAAGTCAGCCACTTTATCATCGGTTGAATCACTCAAGCCAATATTGAATTGTTTCATATTGTATTTAAACGCGCGGTTATGTTCTAATTCACCCAGTTTTTCTGCTAAGGAAGCCCTATACTCTACTATAGCAGTTAATTCAGTCTCTAATTGCTGCTTGGATTTTTGATAAGTGATATCAAACTCTTTAATCATTTCGGTTAGAGCTATTTTCTTGAGCGCTTTTTTATTCGTAGCCATAGGTTCACAAGTGGCATCCTGATATTTTTTCGCCACTTCAATACAGTTCTCTTGGAAGTTACAGAGCGCGGTCCTATTACTCGTAGATACCGCTGGGTCTACTGACTCATCTAAGACCCAGCGATTTCCAGTTCGTTTATAATATTGAAATTTATCATCTGGTTCGTGCATAAATAAAATAGCGTAATCCCCTTCGCGAACTTGTTTCATACCAGTTATAATTGTGTCAGCCATAAAAGGAGCTTCTTCGGCAGAATATGTGTATTTCTTTTGCAATTTGTCTGTTAAAAAGAGTTTAAACTCTTCAGGAGCCATTTTTATTTGTTCTTTTTGATAATCTTCTAACATAGAATAAGGTGTTGTATCGAATTTTTTGTCGACATAAATAACCTTATCGTTATCACCTGTAAGAGCCTCTATGTCTTCATAATTATATTGTTTCACAATGTTATAGGTAATACATTGCTTATCTTCTCCAGCCTGTTTTGCGTTTAAAGCGTCTATTTCACTATCAATAATCTCATTAATATTCTCGGGCAACATTAAGTGCATATTCTCTTTTGCTACAGTGGATTGATAATATGATCCATTGTCCTTTAACAACATTCGTCGCAATAATTCGGAATTTGTAACATTGTTCTCTGATGACTTATCATAATTATAGCTGTTAAGCATTTCACTCTGTTCATTTCTTGGGTTGAGAACCCCGATTAACAATTTGGCATTCGCCTTGTTTTCACTAGTAGTTTGCTGCTGCGGCGACTGCTGCTGTAAAGATAACAAAGAAAACTGTTTTCTTCGTTCGCTGAAATTTGTATTATATTCAGAAATCTTTTTTCCGAGAAAAGAAATGATTTCTTTGTACTGCATAAAGGTTAAATCATCAGTATATATTAAAAAAGGCTCCATCATAGAAACAACTTCGTGAATAGAAAGTTTTCCAACAATATATTTTTTAATTAAATTGAATAAGGTGAGTGTTTTGGGTATGATTGTATTTAAGAATTTGCTGTATAATTCATCTTTTGGTATTTTGTTGGTATGCTCTGTTTCCATTAATACATAATGTCTCCCGGTTTCAACAAATGTTTTCTCGTCCATTTCCAGTTCTTTTTCCAAATTATCCACTGTCACTGTATCTATATTCGTGGATTGTTTTAACAGTTGCCAATATTGAATGAATGTTTCGTGTAAATTTGCCTTATCCAATATGCTTGTGCCTGGAAGAGAAACGCGCGAAAAACGAATCACTGGCTCGGGAAGAGTGATAATAGATTTCAAAGAAAGCGTGTCCGGTGGCATCAGGGTAACCTTATGCGAAACCATTTTGGTTCCTGTAAGTTGATCAGCGTGCAAACGGTTTAATCCCATATTGTATTTTTGAATAACGAACCGGCGTGATTGCACTATCTCATTGTTGCTTATAACAGACGAATATAGATTATCTAGGTTATCAATAATAACATTAATGTCGTTTTCCATACTAAGTTTTGCCATCGATTGCTGTTGTAACCCCGTGTCTACATCTTCAAATGGAGTGAAAAAAGGTGTCAACTCGCTCATCATACTGGCATATCTATTTTGGTCATCGGGACTATCATTTGCCTTATACATGGTAATGATTTTTGCCATACTTTCTAAGTCTTCCGAAAAAGAGATTGGTTGAATATCCGTATTCTCGACCTCTTCTTTCGTGCTAATGTCGTAGACTTTTTTCACATTTTGTCCTACAGGTAAAATCCAATAGAGTAGGGTTTTTAACTGAGTCAAGTCTTGAAATAAGGGTTTCCATGTAGCCTCTTTGACAACTGGACCAGTTATGTTCCCGCGTGCATCCATTGTGGAAAATTTCTCTCGTAGTTGTTTAAATCGTTCTATCATTACATGTATATTATTGAGGACCTTCTTAGTTCGCTGGGTAATGGGAACTGCCGATAATAACTCATCTAGTAAATCGGAAGTTTGAGCTTGAATGTTATAGCGTTGTTGTGATTCATCCACATCTGTGTATTCCTCAACGGCTCCTAAATCCTCGCCGAATTTTAGTTCATCAGCACTAATAATAAATTCGCGAATAATATTTTTAACCTTTGATGCGGTATATTCCACTTTGGCTTGTTCTTTTTCGTCTTCTATATCACCATAATCAGGAGATAAAGAATCCATAGAACCTAGTTCCCCTTGTTCCCCTTTTTCTTTCTTCGTTTCTGGTTCTTTTCTAATTTCAAATAAGGTAATAGGTAAATCTTCTGGTATGCCTTTGTAAGCAAAATTAATGTAAAAGATTTCTTTTTCTGGATAGGTGGTAACTTCAATCATATCTTCTTCTAAATTGGTAATCTGACCTGTGACAATAGTTGGAATATCTCCTCCAAAATGAATGTTTAGCCAAACATTGGGTTCTAATCCATGTTGTCTTGCATATCCTTCTTTCTCATTGCGATATAAGAGAGAAATGGTTTCAATAGTCCCATCACCCAAGGTATAATCATCGTTTATTTTTATTTTCATAGGAGCCAAGGTGGATGTGTCTAAAAGGTTGATTTTACTGGAATCAATATAATCGATTAAAAAACTTCCGTTATGTAGATATTCATTTTTAGGGGCAACAATATTAATCACATCGCCTAATTGAAGAGAGAGTGTATTTTCTTCATCTAGAGGTGCTTTTTCTTCTTTTTCCTCTTCCTCTTTATCCTCTTTATCCTCTTTCTCATCCTCTTCTTCTTTTTCCTCTTCCTCCTCGTCATTACTATCTTTCTCCTCACTGTCACTTCCTTCTTCCTCTTCCTCTACATCATCATTATTGCTTTTACTTTTGCTATCATCGCCTTCTTCTTCCTTAGGTAGATTCTCATTGTCTTCTTCTGTCGTGGTTTTAAAAATATCAGTTTTATTTGATGACATAGATTCTTCTCCTATAATTATACAAGAGATTTATTACAGAGAATAAACTTTTTAATATTTGTTAAATATAAAAATGAAAAATAGTAAAAGATATAGTATTATACTAGGATTATTCATCATTATTGGTTTAACAATGATTCTATATTTTTTAACTAAAAACTACACTATAAAAGAAGGAGCTGAATCATGGTCAGCAGATACAGAAAATAAGTTTTTAGATGCGTTTAATAAAAACAACCAACTAAATCCTGGTGGCATGACTATGGATAATGTAAAAGAATATGAAAAAAATATAACAGAAAATGATGCTAAGTATTACATAAATAATGGTGAATTTAAGTATGATTCTGGATGGACTAATGCATATGTAGATTCAATAGCTTCAACCGTTCCGTTAGAATTCACTAAAAAATATGTTGTTCAATATAGCACAAGACAAGGTGCAATTGTGTTTCCACTCACAACAGACCAAGCAAAACAAGCAAGACCTAAAATACCTAGTTGTCGAATAGATGCTAATGGGAATTTAGTAGGAAATTCCATGTATATGTTTGATAAAGATGGAAATGATAAACCCGTTCCCAATACAGACCTTCCTTCAGAAATACCTGGATTTGCATTCGTAAATAGTCCATGCAATCCGTGTGATTTATTATCGTCTACACCCAAGTATGATTGTCCGTTTTCATTAAAAGATGCTAAGGGAAATACTGCACCAACGCATTCTATGCTACAATATTTGTGGAAACTAGGGAAGTATGCAGCCCCTGCATCAGCACCAGATTCAAGCAACAAAAGCTCATCTTCTTCATCTTCTTGGTTTTAGAAGAATTATAACCTTTAATCTCCTGGTCAAAATGACCTTAATTAAGGACATTTTGAAGAACTTAGGTTAATAATATTATTATATAGTAATAGTATCCATCATTTTATGAAATACATAGTTTTGGGTTTCTTTCTTATACTAATCATTCTAGCCATTCTAGCTATTCTAGTCTATAAATCTAGGAAGCCACCCGGTATAGATTTCCCCTATAAGAGTTCTCTCCAAAAAGACAGAGAGACCGGCTATTTCCCTTTTCGCTATTTTCAAGACTCCGAATCGAATCTCTTGCCCTTTGTAGCTGTTTGTGGATTTTTTAGAGATGAATCCGCTAAACAAAAATATTATGAATATATTGAAAATGGTATTCATGTATTCGGCATCACGGCATATAAGTCCTTCCCACGAATCATAACAGACGGAACCGAAGGCGACTATGAAACGAACGATGATTTTGATTATACCGGAAATATTAAAAACTGGTTATGTTGTTTTAACCGCCCCCATGAATATGGTTTCACGGATGAGAATAACCTTATTGTAATGAGCGAGTCTGATTTCTATGATGCCCAAGATGCAACCGCAGTAACAAAGAAAAAATACGATTTTATTTATGTCTGTTTGAAAGATTCTACACCGAATTGCCCGATTAATGGCTGGAATGCTGTCAACCGTAATTTCAAATTGGCGAAAAAATGCTTTCCTATTATGATAAACGAATATGGAATGAACGGCTTAGTCGTTGGGCGAGTGGATTGCGGATTAGAAGGCATCTATGGTGACAAATTAGAAGTCACTGATATGCTAGAATATCATGTTCTACAAGAGAGAATGAGCCAATCACGATTCCTGTTTGTTCCCAATATCTTTGACGCATCACCCCGAGTGATTAGTGAATGTATTACAAAGAATGTCCCAGTGCTAATGAATAAGGATATCTTATGCGGTTCTAAGTATATTACTTATGAAACTGGCGAATTTTTTGAAAGCGAATACGACCTTCGCCCTGCGCTAAATAAGCTTTTGAATAAAATGGATAGCATCTCTCCAAAAGAATGGTGGAAGAAGAATTATGGAACCGACAAGGCTGAGAAGAAGTTGCGCGATTTTTTAAATCAAGCATTCCCAGGGCCTTTATCAACGATTACGAATGTAAAATTTGTCTTATAAGAAAAATTGATATAATAGATATAGATATATATAACTATTATACAGATAAAGAGTTATGCAAAGCCCAAGAGCAAGATTTTTGAAAAGAATGGTAGATTTACCACCAGATGTTCTCTTAGAAAAACATTTTGGTATTGTGAATACAAATCCTAATAGACAATTCTTAATCCATATTCAGCTTCTTCAACCGAATGAATTAAAGATAAATATTACCTATGAAAAAATATATCCATTTATGGATTTCGGAAAATTGCCACCAGAACTTTCCTCTCTAATACATTCTTATAGGAAAGACCGCATTAGTATTATGATTAATATATTATATACAGCAGAGTATCCGTTTAAACCACCCATATGGTCCCTCCTTGATGTCAAACATAATATAAAATCACCTATAGATTTGTCAGAATACTATTCTTACTTAATTGGCAATCATAATGAACAATATGGTATAGACTGGTCACCTGCTATTAATTATGACATAGATATTCTTAACTTCATACAGAAAATTAATCATTTTGAGTATATTGTCTAGATTACTTAGATGACGATTTTCTAGAAAATGTCTTTGAAATCTCTTTGTATATCTCGGTAGCATCTTCAATGCACATCTTCAAATTCTGTTTAATGGTGGTTTTCTCGGCGTCTTCTTTATAAGCTATACGAATAATACTATTTGCATCATGAGGATGCATTTTTTTGAATCCACAATAACTGAGTGTCTGAATTCCTTCGAAGAATTTACTGTGTAGTAAATATTCTAGAAGCTTTCCAATTGTATAATCCTCATTTTCCAAAATAATATCATAACAATGTTTCATCGTATTTTCAGCGGGGTGAATATCTATCTCATCCTGGTCAATAGTATTATTCAAAGCTGCCAACTTTTTAATGAGAACAGAGCACGCTTTGACAACTAGTGTTTCACTAGTAAATACACCTACCGTTTGAATAGTAAAATCAAAACTATCTTTACGAACAATTCGCTCAGCGTCCAAGAGTTTCCAATTCTTTGATTCGAACACAATCTTTTCCGGTGACATCCCATCATCTTTCCACTGCTGCTTCTTCTTCGTAAGCTCTGTTTCTATTAATTCGGCATCTTGAGTATATCCATAAGAGCACGCTGATACCACATTGAACATACCATCCTCTTTGCATGTAGCAATAGAGAATCCACATGTTAGTTGCAACTTTTCGCCGGGAATCTCATCAGAGATGCGCGGTCTCAAACGAGCAAAATCAATATAATAACCAGTCATGTCATCTGGCGGGAAAATGGCTTGCTGGTCCTTTGCTGATAAGTATTCGCCAGTTGTCAAATTTTTAATCTTGAAATCTTCCGTGGTAACATACATAATCGTATCCGTTTTGTTTTCCACATCGATTTCCACCTGATAGTTTTCCAAAGGCATTTTCAAATCTTCTATATGGATTGGAATACAACTTAGACGCTGTTTCAGAATCTCATTGTTCAAACGACTCGTATTTGCCGTAATAATCGCCTTGTTCTCTTCATAAGGCGTGGTTTTAAAAACCACTGTCTTGATATCAGAGATAATCGTGCGTCGCAAAGCATTTGCTACACTAACATTTGCGTTAGATAATGTAAACTGTAGCACATTTCCATCTTCTAAAATATCATCGACTCTGGGTTTTGCTGCCATAGTGTGTTATGTATTTCTATATTTAAATGTATATATAATTAATCAATTTTTTATAAAATGAGTTAGAAAAAAAGAAACATATATGATTATTAGATGAGTTCCATTTTATATTATAGTAATTATTGTGAACATTCAAAAAAATTACTGCAAAGCTTATCTAAGACTCAAGTTAGTAAAGAAATTCATTTTATATGTATCGATAAAAGAGAGCAAGACCAGAAAACCGGCAAAATATATATTATTCTGGAAAATGGGCAAAAAATTGTTATGCCCGAAAATGTGTCTAAAGTTCCCGCGTTGCTTCTTTTAAATAAGAATTTCCAGGTATTATATGGCGATACTATTTATGAATATTTGAAACCGCAACAGGAGGTCATTACAAAGCAAGCTACGGCGAATAATATGGAGCCTATGGCATTCTCTCTTGGTGCCAGTGCTGGATTCTTTGGTTCGGGTGTTTCTTCTGACCAATATAGCTTTCTAGATATGGATGCCGACGCAATGAAAGCAACTGGGGATGGTGGCACCAGACAAATGCACAGTTATGTCACATTGAATCATTCTGATGTGATTACTACACCAGCTGAGAGTGAAAATTATAAGCAGAGCAAGTTGCCTGAGAATATGACCATTGAGAAACTACAACAACAGAGAGACCAAGAGTTGTCGGTTCTAAGTCAGCAACAAAGACGGGTATAAATACATTATCTTGGTTGGTAACCAGGCATTCCCAATAAATAAGGATTATAGGGTGGTGGAGAACTAGCATAATAAGCAGCAATAACATTGCGCTCCATTTCTCCCTGTCTAGTCCTATAATGAGACCTTAGTTTAGATAAAGAAACCAAAATATGTTTTGCTCCTAGTGTATAATGAACTTTGGGACCATCTAATGGAGGAACCCCAGGATTCGCTAAATAATCCATATGTTATATTATATGTAAATATAAAAATAATAACAGCATTTATGATGTCAAAATGTATTCAGTATATTAAAATTGTAGTTTTTCTAATTTTGATTTTATTATATTTTTATAGTTAATTGCTTAAAAATATAATAAGAAGAATAGTTAATGTCGGCTAGCGTGGTATTAAGCACATTTAATGATCATTTTATGGAATTTGTAAATGATGTTGTAAATGTATTTCCGGAAAACATTGATGTTTTGTCGGCACAAAATGCTTTTACCATGATTCGAAAGGCGAATCCAAAATTACTTATTAAAATTTGGAGCACGCATATTGTATCTAGGTATAAAGATGTTATAGAGGCGGGTGACTTGGGGTTCTTCGTTGAAAAAGATTATTTAGAGGATTTTTCTAAGAATAAGAATGCCAAAGTCATTATAGATGCGATTGACCGTATTCGCAATCCAGTAAAACTTATGTCAATTGAAGACCAGACGAAAACGATGAAGTATGTTCAAAATTTGACAAAGTTGGCACAATTATACGAAGATTTTTGAACGAGGTGACTAATAAAAATTAATGTTCCAAAAAAAATAGGATTTAAATAATAGATAGTATACATAAACATATGGCTATTGAGATTCCCGAGAAGTTTGAAAAGATTATTCGCGATTTTATGGGCGACCTTACGATGACCTTTCCCGAATATGAAATGCTTATTAAAAAGTTTTTTTTGAAGCCGGATTGGATTCAGTCAATGTATGCCCATTGTTTGACGGTGTTTCCCGAGCGTTTTATGGATATCTTATATAAGAATGTGGAGATTTTTAGTGCAGAATCCAAGGTGAACACGGATTTTTTGCCAGGAATCAGTTTTCGTTATTTGTGGCAATGTGACATTACAGATGCTACAAAGGAGACGATTTGGAGATATCTACAGCTTATTTCGGTGACCTTGGTGGCCAAAGGAACAGCCGATTTCAGCGACACGGCGAACATTTTTGATGCCATTAATGAGACAGAGTTCAAGGAGAAGTTGGCCGAAACTTTGGAAAAGATGCAGACGATGTTTACAGGTCCTAATGCAGAAGACCCTCCTGCTGAGCCAGCACCATCCATGAGTGATGATGAAGATGGAGAACCTTCAATGAATGAACATATGCAAGGTATTATGGGTGGAAAGTTGGGTGATTTAGCGAGAGAGATTGCTGAAGAGACAGCCGGAAATTTTACAGAAGATATGGAAAATGTTACGGATGCGAATGAGGTGTTTCAAAAGTTATTTAAGAATCCTGGAAAGTTGATGGGTTTAGTAAAAAATGTTGGTGAGAAGTTGGATTCGAGAATTAAATCTGGTGATATTAATGAGAGCGAATTGCTTTCAGAGGCCACCGAGTTAATGGGAAAGATGAAGAATATGCCAGGTATGGATAATATTCAAGAGATGATGGCCAAGATGGGTTTAGGTAAAAAGGCCAAGGTGAATACGGCTGCTATGGGAGCGAAAATGGCTCAGTTAGAGAAAAGCGAACAATTAAAGGAGCAAATTAGAAAGAATGCAGAAGAAAGGCGAGCAAAGGCTTCCGCAGTGTCCACTCCTCCTCCTGCTACAGGTCCATCCTTAACGGATGAGCAATTAATATCCATATTTAGCACGGGTGAAAAGGTTGAGAAGACCCCTGTGGGAAGTAATCCAGCAAAGTCAACTGGGAAGGGAAAGGGAAAGGGAAAGGGAAAGAGTAAGAAGTAAGAAGTAAGAAGTAAGAAGTAAGAAGTAAAAATAGGTAAATACATAATGTTTATAACTTATAAAAATTATGTTAAGATATAATATACTTATGTCTTATATTCCATTTTGGTTAAATGATCCACTCATCTTATTAGATAAACAGAACATCTTTCAATTATGGCCTACTAGTTCTATGTCATTTGAAGCAAAGTTAAATGCTATCACCAGGTTAGTGATTTTGCTAACATGTATAGGATTCTTAATGACTCGTTCTGTAAACATGTTACTAGTAGGCATTGTTACCGTTGCTAGTATTGTAGTCTTGTATAAAATGAAGAAGAAGTATACGGCTGAAGGATTTAATAGTAATAGTAATAGTAAATCTAGACCCAGTATGGTGACTAGTGAAGAAACTATTATTAATCCAGCTACCTTAGAATCCTTTTTAAAGAAGGAGTTTCAACCTACAGAGAGAAAAAATCCGTTGGGCAATGTATTATTAACGGAAATACAAGATAACCCGACGAGAAAATCGGCACCGCCTTCCTTTCAAACGCAGGTTTACGAAGATATTAATCAGGCTACAAAGAAAACCGTCCAGCGATTGAACCCTAATATTAAGAACACAAACAAACAGTTATTCGGTGATTTAGGAGAAAAATTTGAATTTGACCAGTCGATGTGGAATTATTATACGAATCCCAATACAAAAATACCGAATGACCAAGGAGCATTCGCTAATTGGTTATATGGAGATATGCCTTCGGCGAGAGATGGAGATGCCCAGGCCCTTCTTCAAGATAATATCCGATATAACTTATATTAATAGAGAATAAATGAATTGTCTTTAGTAAAAAAAAATAGTATAGTATAGTATATTATGGCAAACGTATCAAATTATGCTTTTGACAATATGTCTCGTATTGGAAATGACGTGTGTTCACAAGACCAAAATACAATTCAAAATATGAACGCTTGTGACTATACTCTTCAAAATTATTTTGCTAGTGATTGCACGATGAAAAAACCCATTGATTTGGCTATCTCTCAACCAGGAGTAAATTATTCTGGAGGACACCAAGTGGGGGCTGGAGGTTGCAATATTGATGCTAATTCAACTTTGCAAATTGGCCAGATTCAAACGAATCCTAGAAGTCGCATTGATTTATTTCACCGACCTTTTGCCACAGTTCCTTATTTAGGTCGTGGTTCGGTTGACCCCATCTTGGAATCACAGATTCAGCAAGGTGAGAGTATTACAAATAAGCGCACTGTAACTAAGTTGTCCGAGAAGAGTTACATGAAGTATCAGACGACACCTCTTTTGCCTGAAGTGAAAGAGCGCATGACAAATCCAAGTTATAGTGTAGAGGGCGTGGCTTCGGAAGGATGGATTCGCGGGGGTGTTCCATCACGCGAGCTCACAAGAGATAACACGAATTAAACAGGATAAACAGGTTAATAATATTTGCGGTTCCTTATACGCCAAAAACAGACGCAATAGAGCAATACTTTAACCAAGTAAAAACATATTTGAAAAAAGATAGAAATGTTGAGAATTTTCAGGTTCTAGAAAAGAATGTAAATA